GTCGGCGGAGGTCGAGAAGATGAACGAGCGCGAGGGCATCTACAACGGCGCGCGCACGATGACGCCGCTCGTCCCCGGCGACACGCACAGAGACGGCACGAAGAAGAAAACGAGCCACGTGCGCAACATCACGTTCGAGAACATCGAAAGCCAGGTATCGAGCGCGATTCCGCAGCCGAAGGTGACGCCGCGGCGCAAGAAAGACGAGCACCTCGCAAACGTCATCGAGCATTTTCTGCGAAACGAGCTCGATCGGCTGCCGTTCGAGGCGATCAACGACCTCGCCGAGCGCACGGTGCCCATTCAGGGCGGCGTGGGCTTCCTCGTGGAGTGGGACAACACGAAGCGCACGAGCACGACCGTCGGCGAGGTGAACGTAACACTCGTACACCCGAAGCAGTTCGCGCCGCAGCCGGACGTATACACGTCGATCGCGGACATGGACTACTTCATCGTGAAAGTGCCGACGACGAAGGGCTGCATCGAACGGCGCTACGGCGTGGTGCTTGAGACCGAGGGCGAGAGCGAGCCGGACATTCGCGGCGGCGACGGCTCGACGAGCGAAGAGAACCTGACGCTCTACATGGGCTATGCGCTGAATGACCACGGCGGCATTGACCGCTACACATGGGTGAACGACACCGAACTTGAGAGCCTTGAGGACTACCAGGCGCGGCGGCAGCCGGTGTGCGAGCGCTGCGGGAAGGTCAAGCCTCTTGCGGGGCAGGAGGTGAACGGCAGCGTTTACGCGGGCGGCGCGTGCCCGTGGTGCGGCGGGAAGAAGTGGGACGAGCGCGTGCAGGACTTTGAAGAGCTGCGCGTGCCGGTGCACAGAAGCGACGGCACGTTCCTTGGCGCCGCGGAGGCGGCGGGAGAGCCGACGAAGATCCCGTTCTATCGCCCGGACTGCTACCCCATCGTATTGCAGCGCAGCGTGAGCGTCTATGGCCAGCTGCTCGGCAACAGTGACGTTGACATGATCCGCGACCAGCAGAACACGAGCAACCGCATCGAGCAGAAGATCATCGACCGGCTGATGAAGGCCGGCACGCGCATCACGCTGCCGGATCGCGCGGATCTGCGGACGGATCCGGAGGACAGCGAACGCTGGTACATCGGCAAGCCGAGCGACAAGCAGCTCATCGACGTCTATGACTTCTCGGGCAACTTGCAGTATGAGCTCACCTATCTCTCACAGGTATACGAAGAGGCGCGGCAGATCATCGGCATCACGGACAGCTTTCAGGGCAGGCGCGACGCGACGGCGACGAGCGGCAAGGCAAAGGAATTCTCGGCCGCGCAGGCGGCGGGACGCCTTGAGAGCAAGCGCGTGATGAAGAACGCGGCCTACGCGGAGCTGTTCGAGGTCATGTTCAAGTTCTGGCTCGCCTATTCGGACGAGCCGCGACCCGTGACCTACAAGGACAGCACGGGCGAAACCGTATACGAGGAATTCAACCGCTACGACTTCCTCGAGCGCGGCGAGGACGGGGAGTGGCACTGGAACGACCAGTTCCTTTTCTCGTGCGACACGAGCGCGCCGCTGGCAAGCAACCGCGAGGCCATGTGGCAGGAGACGCGGCAGAACTTGCAGACGGGCGCATTCGGCGACCAGACGGACATCGAGACGCTCATTCTCTTCTGGGCGAAGATGGAGGAGCTGCACTACCCCGGCGCGGGGCAGACGAAAAAGCATCTGGAAGAGAAGGCACAGCGCGCGGAAGAAATGCAGCGCATGCAGGCGGAAATGCAACGCATGCAGCAGGAGATGCAGCGAGCGCAGCAGCGGGCACAGGGAACGCCGCAGGAAACGCCGGAAGGCGGCGCGGCGGCGGGCGAAGAGCTGCCGCCTGAGGTGCTGGCGGCGGTGGAAGCGCAGGCACAGCAGGACGCGATGCGCGCCGCGAGCGGGCAGGCGGAAGGCCTTTACACGCCGCAGTAAGAAAGGCTAAAGGCGCGAGAGAGAACGCGCGTAGCACATAATCCCCCCGCAAGGGGGACGCCGCATGGCAAGAGCGGGAAAATGCCGAATCCACGGGAAAGGAGGACGCAAGCATGAGCGAGAAGAGCGGTTACGTCGGCAAAATCAAGAACGGCGGCACGCAGGTCGTGAAAGCGCCGAACCAGCAGACCGACGCGAAGAAGGGCACCGTTCACACGGGCAGCGACCTTCGCACGGGCAAGAAGTAAGCAAAGCGGAAACGCTTTACAGCGCAGCGATGTGAAGCTGCGAATCGCAGGGCAAGAGCGGGAAAATGCCGGAAAGGAAGAATGAAATGGAATTCACCGAACAGCAGGTTTACGAAGCGATGGGCATGAGCGCGCCGGAAGAGCCGACACAGCAGCCCACAGGCGGAAACGAGCCGGGCGCCGCCGAACCGGCCGCGGAAGAGACCCACGGCACGCCGGAAGGCGGCACAGACGGCGGCACGGGCGGCGCGAACGCAGCGGGGACGAACCCCGAAGAAAAAGGCGCGCAGGATCCGAACGCCGAACCGGGCGGCACGGAAGGCGCAGAAGAAGGCGCTGCGGCGGGCGAGCCGGGCGGCAAGCACGAGCAGACGCCGGACGAGCGCCGCGCCCACGCGGCGGCAAGGCGAAGAGCCGAGCAGCAGGCAGCAGTGGACGAGGCGCTGAAAAAGCAGAGCGAAAAAACGAGCGCGGAGTGGAAAGCCTTTTTCGAGAAGGCGGGGCTCAAGAACACGATGACCGGCGAGCCGATCACGAGCAAGGAAGGCTTCGACGCGTGGCAGAAGGAATACGCGCAGCGAAAGCTCGAGAGCGACCTTGCCGCCGGGAAGCTGACGCAGGAATCGCTGAACGCAGCCATCAGCGAGAACCCGATCGTCAAGCAGGCGGCGGAGATCGTGGCGGCGCGCGAGCGCGAGCAGGCGGCGGCCGAAGAGGCGCGCATGCAGCGCGAGATCGACAGCCAGATTGAGAATATCCACGCACTCGAGCCGGAGATCAACGGCGTGGAGGATCTCTTGAAGATCCCGGAGAGCGAAGACTTCTATGCGCGCGTGAAGAGCGGCGCGTCGTTCTTAGACGCCTACCTTCTCGCGACGCGAGAGCGGCGGGAAAGGGCGCTGGCCGAGGCCGCAAAGGTGCAGGCGGCGAGCAATGCCCGCGGCAAGGATCACCTGACGGGTTCGGCGGCTTCCAGAGGCGCGGGCGGAAGAGCGGTATCGAGCGACGAGATCGCGCAGTTCCGCGTTTTTAACCCCACGGCGACGGAGGCGGAGATCCGCGCTTGGATCGAAAAGCACCAATAAAAAAACGAAGGAGGAACAACATGTTTATTCCCATCAAGACGAACGACGGGGCGATGACCCCGTTTGAGTACATGGAGGCGGCTGCCGGCACGTATCAGGTCGGCCAGCTGCTGAACGTGACGGGCGGCAAGCTCGCCGCCATCGCTGCCGATCAGGCGACCACACCGCCCTACGTGTGCATGCAGAGCGGCACCGTAAAGGCGGGCGAACAGCTCGCGGTGGCGCGCGTGGGCGAGAAGTACATCTTCGAGACCGAGCTTGCGACGGCTGCGACGGCCGTGACGGTCGGCACCAAGATCCAGGTAGCGAGCGGCGGCCTCAAGGCGAAGTACGTCACGGGCGCGTCGGACGCAGCGGTGCCCGGCACGTTCGAGGTCGTGAGCCTCGACGGTACGGCGGCAGGCAGCAAAGTGCGCGGCCGCTTTGTGTAAGAGAAAAAGGGAGAAAGGAGACACAAGTAAATGAACATCATTTTTTCGGAAAGCAGCGGCCTGAACGACAGCATCTATGGCAAGTGCCAGGCACCGATCCGCATGTTCCTTGAGAAGCGAGGCGAGGAATTCGAGCAGAACAGCGTGCTCAAGAACCTGTTCTTCATGGGCAAGAGCGGCAACTACGCCGACATGATGACCACCATGACGGCGATGAGCGGCTTTGAGCCGGTGGGCGAGAACGGCGCGTACCCTCTGGACGGCATGCAGGAGGGCTACCAGAAGCTCTTAAAGTACCAGACGTGGAAGGACTCGTTCAGCGTCTCGAAGGAGATGATGGAGGACGGCAAGCTGATGGACATGCGCAAGCAGCCCGCCGCCTTCATGACAAGCTACAACCGCACGCGCGAGCTTTTCGGCGCGGCCCTGTACGGCGCGGCGATGAACGGCGCGGGCAGCGTGACCTTCAAGGGTGTCAAGTTCGACCTGACGGGTGCGGACGGCAGCAACCTGTTTGCAAAGGAGCACGCGCCGAAGGTGAGCGGCGACAAGCAGTGCAACTGCTTCAAGGACGCATTCAGCGTGGACGCGCTCGGCAAGCTCGAGACCGCGATGCACCTCTTCCGCGGCGACAACGACGAGATCCTCGACGTGGCGCCGGACACGATCCTGATCCCGGAGATCGCGACGCTCAAGAAGGACGTCTTTGCCGCCATCGGCGCGGACAAGGATCCCGTGAGCGCGAACAACGCCTTCAACTACCAGTATGGCCGCTGGAACGTCATCGTCTGGCCGTATCTCAACCAGTTCGTGACGAAAAACACAAACCCGTGGGTGCTGCTGGACAGCAAGTACAACGAGACCTACGGCGGCGCGGTATGGAACGACCGCGTGCAGCTTGAGGTGCGCTCGACCATCGACGAGAACACCGACGCGAACGTGTGGCGCGGCCGCAGCCGCTTCAACGCCGCCTTCAACGACTGGCGCTTTGCCGCCATCGGCGGCGTGGCAGCCGGCAACGCACTCTAAGAAGCATACCCCCAGGGCGGGCGTGGGAAATGTCCCGCGCCCGCCCTTATCATTCCGAAAGAAGGGAGAGAGGAACGTGACACCGAGAAAGGTGATCCAGCGTGTGGACGAGGCGAAGCCGAACGCCTTCCCCGAGGAAGCAAAGTTTGAGTGGCTCATGGCGCTTGAGGGCAGGATCGCGGCGGACGTGCTGCTGGCGACGCCGGAGGAGCTGGAAAGGATCATGCGCCGCGGCTTTGCAGACGGCATGGACGAGGAGCTGCTCGTGAAAGCGCCGCACGACGAGCTCTATGCGCTGTATCTGAAAGCATACATCGACAAGGAGAACGGCGAATACAACCGCTACGCGGATTCAAGCCAGCTCTACAACGAGGCCTACGGCAACTTCGTGCGCTACTGGGGCAGAACATACGAGCCGGCGCAGGGCTATGAAAGGGGGTACGAGATCCGATGAGAACGATCGAGGTGAAGGAGCTCGCCTATCTGCCGCTGGGCAGGCAGGGCGAGAACAAAGCGCAGAGGATCGTCTGGCCGGGGATCGCGGATTCGTGGGCGCGGCTGTACGGCGCGGGCGTATTCGCGCTGACGGTGAAGCGGCAGGGCGACGCCATGCCGTACCCCGCGAGCATCACGAGCGAGAACGGCGACGTCATCTGGGTACTCGGCAGCGCCGACACCGCGCGAGCGGGCGAGGGACTGGCCGAGCTTACTTACACGGTGGACGGCGTGGTCGCCAAGAGCAGAACGTGGCGGACGGTGACGGAGCCGTCGCTGAGCGCGGACGGGACGACCGAACCGCCGCCTGCGTACAAAAACTGGGTGGACGAGGTGCTCAAGGCCGGGGCGAGCGCGGAGACGGCGGTATCGAAGATGCCCTACGTGGACGAGACCACGGGCAACTGGTTCAAGTGGGACGCCACAGCGGGCGCCTTTACCGACACAGGCGTTGCCGCGACCGGCCCGAAGGGAGATACCGGCCCCAAGGGAGACAAGGGCGAGCAGGGCAAGCGCGGCGTGCAGGGTGAGCGCGGCCCCGTCGGCGCGACCGGCGCGACCGGTGCGCGCGGCGAGACCGGCCCAAAGGGAGATACCGGCGCAGCTGGTCCCCGAGGGGAGAAGGGAGAAAAAGGCGAGAAGGGAGATCCCTTCACCTATTCGGACTTCACGCCTGCACAGCTTGAAGGATTGCGCGGCGAACAAGGCCCCGTCGGCCCCAAGGGAGAGACAGGCGCAACGGGTGCAACCGGCGCGCGCGGTGAGACCGGCAAGGGCCTCACGGTGCTGAGCTACTACGAGAGCAAGGACGCGCTGGACGCGGCGAAGAAGGCGACGGCAAAGGCGGGCGATGCCTACGGCGTCGGCGCGGCACAGCCGTATGACATTCACATTTTCGACGGCGAGACCGGCGAATTCATCAACAACGGCCCCTTGCAGGGAGCGAAGGGCGAGACCGGCGAGCGCGGTCCGCAGGGCATTCAGGGCCCGAAGGGAGACCCCGGCAAGGACGGCGCAAAGGGTGCGGACGGCCTGCCTGGAAAAGACGGCGCAGACGGTGCGCCGGGTAAGGACGGGACAAACGGACGCGACGGCGTGACGTTTACGCCGAGTATGAGCGCGGCGGGCGATCTCTCGTGGACGAACGACGGCGGCAAGGCGAATCCTGAGACCGTGAATCTCAAAGGCCCGAAGGGAGACACGGGCGCGAAAGGCGACCCCGGGGAGAAGGGCGATCCCGGCGAGAAGGGCGCGGACGGCGCTCCCGGCAAGGACGGAGCCAAGGGAGACAAGGGAGACACAGGCGCGCAGGGCCCACAGGGACTCAAAGGCGACACCGGCGAGCGCGGCCCGCAGGGCTTGCGCGGTCCGCAAGGCCAAAAGGGCGACACCGGACTGCAAGGCCCGATTGGCCCGCAGGGGCCGAAGGGCGACAAAGGCGACACCGGCCCGGCAGGCCCCGTCAACGTCCCCGCCACCACCTCTCTCATCAAGGGCAATGGCTCGGGCGGACTGGCCGCGGCGACGGCGGGCACGGACTATGCGCTGCGACCGACCACGCGCAAGGTGACGCTGACCGCATCGGGGTGGAACAGCAGCACCAAGCAGCAGACGGTAACGTGCAGCGGCGTGCTCTCGGACGCGACAAAGCAGCTGCTGATCCCCACGCCCGCGAACACTGCGGCGGGCAATCCCTACGACGAGGCGAGCATTCAGATGGTCGCGCAGGGCGCGAACAGCGTGACGTTCTACGCCGACACCGTGCCGACGGTGAGCATCGACGTCTATGTGACGATCTACCCCATCAACTATCTCGGGTGAGGGGGCAAGGACATGATCTATAACATGAGACGGCGGAAAAAGAAAGTAAGTCTGAAATGGTATTTCAATTCACGACTAAGAATTCTGGAGAATCGCACATATACTGCAAATTTTACATCTAATGAAAGAACATTTATCGAGCTAATCACTAATACATCTTCCTGGTCGGGGGGATTTGCATACGGTTTTTATGCGCATGGTGGCAATAGAAATGATATTGTCTATAGTACCAAGACAAACACATGGAAAGCCGAAGCGTATCGAACCGTCGAATTTGACGAAGAACCCACCGGCGAACTGCTGGCGTTCCTGCAAGAGAACGCCACGCCGCTATGAGAAAGGAGTACACTATGAACCTTAGAAACGCCCTCAGATATATATATATATATATCGGCTGAACCTTGCGAAAGCGGGGTGGGAGCATGATCTTCAACCCCGTGAGAAGTGGAGGAAAGCCGAAGCAAGTGGAAGTCAATTGCAGGCTTGGCAGGCTAATGGCAGGCATGCAGAATGGAGTGGGTATCGGCGTATGGGGGGTAAGCCCTGGGGATACATCATTGAGATTCCCGGTCATGCTCGACGCCAACTCAATATGCATTGTTTCCGAAAGTGGCGAAGCGCCCTCTGGATTCGTTGGAATGACGAAGAAGCATGGGCCTTTTGGTTCAAGCAGCAACAGGTGCGTCATCTGTGTGGTGAACGACGCCTGACCCCTAAGGGGGTGACGGCATGATCTTCAATCCCGTGAGAAGTGGAGGAAGAAAAAGCCAATTTCAGGTGGAGATCACCGGGATAACATCGTCTGCACGTTACGTTATAGTTAATGGCCAAAGGTACAAAGAAAATGCTATAGTTGTAGCTCCTAAAAATGCAAACATTACTATAGTAGTATACAGTGGTGATTCTGTGCAATTTAACGGTGTCAACTGTTTTATGAATGTTACGAGCAACGATGCACAGTTTGCAGTTCCGTTGCTGACGGATTACAAGATAGAAATCAACTACAGTAAAACAACAATTACATCGGAATAGCAGAAAGGAGCACACATGAGCGCTATTTTAAAAGCAAACAACACCGAAACGCCGTGCGAGGCGGCGGAACACTACCGCGACAGCGCGTGGGGACGCCCCACCTGCACGGTGACGATCAAGGGCAGCGCGGCGGAGATCGCCGCCCTGCTGCCGGACGGTGCGCCGTGGTCGCTCATCGAGCGCGAAGACGTGCTGGACGAGAGCGGCGCGCCCACGGGTCAGACCGTCGACCACGAGCGCGACATGAGCGAGTACAGCCTCAGCGGTGACATCACCGACCACCGCGACGGAACGGTCAGCATCAAGATGGGCAAGCCCACGGAGGTGGAAGCGCTGAGAGCGCAGCTCGCCGACGCAGAGCACGCCGCAAAAATCCTGCTGATGGAGGAGAAATGAGATGAAGAAAACCTACACCGAACGCGCGCGCGAGCACGTCGCGGAGACCAAGGAAGCGCTGACGCTCGTATACAGCGAACTCAATCAGGGGCAACAGAAGAAAATCCTCAAGAACGAGCAGGTCAGGGCGATCCTGGTGAAGTATGGGGTCGTGGCAGAAAACTAAAACGTGGAGAGGGAGCGAATGGCAGATACAAAGCATTATGACGATGCGTCGATTGCACTGATTGATGCGCGGTGCAAGAGCAACACGCACCGAATCAACGAGCTGACAGAGCATCAGGTCGCGCTTGATCGGCTTGTAACCTCGGTTGAGGTGCTGGCCACAAAGCAGGAGACCGTGGAGGGCGATGTCAAGGAGATCAAAGAGGACGTCAAGCTCATCACTGGCAAGGCGGGGAAACGGTGGGACAGCATCGTGGACAAGCTGCTCGCCGTGCTCGCGGGGGCGTTCCTCGCGTGGCTGATCTCGGGAGGCATGGCATGAAAGCGCTGAAAGCCCGCTGGGACAAGATGAAAAAGCGGGACAAGTACATATCCATCGCCATTTTCAGCCTGACATGGTACACCGTCGCCTCGCTCACCATGACGGCGCTCGGCGTGCCGCCGCCCGACGTGCTGACGGAACGCTGGTTCAAGGCGTGGACAACAGAGCTCGTTGTGGTGGCGGGCATCAAGATTTTCAGAAAGGACGAAACGACACTATGAATAACGAATTATTGAACAAGAGATTTGCGAACCTTTTGAGCGTAAAGTCGCTCGTGACGATTGCGCTGACGGCGACCTTCTGCGCGCTGACAGTACAGTCGAAGGTGACGCAGGAATTCAACACCGTGTACCTCATGGTCATTGCCTTCTACTTCGGCACGCAGAACGCGGCGGGCAGCGCGAAGGGAGAGTGAGCGGTGTGAATATCCGCAAATACCCGGCAAACGCCGGGAACGTCGGCGGCAAGCGCACGGCGAGCGGCATTCGCTACATCGTGATCCACTACACCGGCAACGACGGCGACACGGCGATGAACAACGCCAAGTACTACGCGGGCAGCGTGGTGAAGACCAGTGCGCACTACTTCGTCGATGCAAACGAGATCATCCAGAGCGTGGACGACCTGCGCATCGCGTGGGCGGTGGGCGGAAAGAAGTACCCGAGCTGCCCCCAGACGGGCGGCGGGACGCTGCACGGCCGCTGCCTGAACGCAAACAGCATCAGCATCGAGCTGTGCGACGCGAAGAAGGACGGCGCATACGCGCCGGACGCGCGCACCGTGGAGCGGGCACTTGCGCTGACGCGCGAGCTGATGAAGAAGTACAACATTCCGAATAGCAACGTCATTCGCCACTTCGATGTGACAGGCAAGCTGTGCCCTGCCTACTGGTCGGGCAAGGGCAGCGCGGGCAAGTGGGAAAGTGAGTTCCACGGGAAACTCGCAGAGCCGGACTACCGCGAAATGCTCAAGAAGCGCGCGGGACTCGAAGAGCGAACGATGGACTACCTCGCGGCCTACCAGTACGGCGGCGACCTGATCCGAAAGCTCGCAACGATGAAGTAAGGCACAGGGCGGGAGGGCGCGAACGCTCTCCCGCCCGGGAAGAAAGGAGGGAAGGAGGGCATGCCTTCCAACTGGCTATACATCGACACGAACTTCCCGTCGTTCACGCAGAAAGAGAGCGACGGCGAGAAGATCGAGACGATGCAGGACTATCTCTTCATGCTCGTCGAGCAGCTGCGCTACACGCTGCGGAATCTCGACCTGAAGAACATGAACAAGGCGGCGATGAACGGATTTTTGCAGAATATCCGCGAGCCGATCTATGCCAAGATCGAGGACACGAACAAAAACGTAAACGAGCTGAGCATCACGGCAAAGGGACTGAGCGCGCGCATCAGCAATGCTGAGGGGAACATCACACAGCTCAGCGCGCGGGCAGACGGGCTTGCCGTCGAGATCCGCAATGCCAAGGGAGATATTACATCGCTCGGCGCACGGGCGGACGGCCTTGCGGCCGAAATCAAAAACGCCAAGGGCGACATCACCCAGCTCGGCGCGAGAGCAGACGGACTTGCCGCGCGGATCAGCAGCGCCGAGGGGAACATTACGCAGCTTGGCGCGACGGCGAACGGGCTGAGCGCGCGCATCAGCAGCAACGAGGGCAGTATCACGAACCTGACGGCGGACGTAAACGGCATTCGCACGCAGGTGAGCGGGAAAATCAACAGCTCGGAGGCGCAGACACTCATCAACCAGAGCCTTGACGGGATCACGCTCTCGGCAACGAGCGGAGAGAGCGGGACGATCTTCAAGCTCATGTACGACGGCGCGGTGCTGGCAAGCACCGGCTCGGTCAACCTCTATGTAGACGCAGTGAACGTGTACGGCACGCTGACGGCGGAACGCCTGCAAGGCGGTTCGATCCGCATTCTGGACGACGAGGGGAACAGATGCGGAACCATCTATTCAACCTACGCAAGCTCGGCAGACACGAAGATCGAGATCGACTCGGACGCGATCGAGCTCGGCGGCGACGACGGCAGTGTGTTCATTGGCTCTCGATGGGATCGGAGCACAAGGGGGTACTATGCCTCTATCGAGGTGGACGGATACTCGCAGGAGGTGCAGATCAAGGGCGACGTCATTCCGAACGCGGACGCGACCTACAGCCTTGGCAGCCGGAATTTCGTGTGGGACGCGATCTATTGCAGCACGGACACGCTGAACGGCTCGGACCGGAACATCAAGAACAGCATCGAGGCGCTGCCGGAGAAGTACGTGAGCATGTTCGACCTCGTAGAACCAAGGCGCTACAAGCTCAACAGCGGCACGAGCGGGCGCTTTCACACCGGATTCATCGCGCAGGAGGTAGAGGACGCCATGCGCGCATGCGGCATTGACTCGCAGGAATTCGCGGGCTGGGCCGCTGCCAAACGCGAGGACGGCAGCGAAACGTATTTCCTGCGGTACAGTGAATTCATTCCGATCCTGTGGGCGAAGGTGCGCGAGCAGGAAAAACGGCTAAAACGATTGGAGGGAACGACATGAATGAGAAGATCAAGCAGGAAGCGGCGCATGCAATGCAGCTCATCAGCATGCTGAACGTGAGCGGCGACGGCGTGGACGTGGTGGCGGCGGCGCGGCAGGCGCTGCGCAACATCATGGCCATCTGCGACGCGACGGAGCCGCCGGTGGGAGAGAAGGGCGACGCGCCGGAGGAAGCGAAAGGAGCGGCCAAAAATGAGACTGCCTGAAACACCGTATGCCGACGGCATCGGCAAGCGCGGGCAGCTGCAATTCTACGGCCTTGACCACAATCTCGGCGCGGCGGACGGCGGGCTGTGGGACATGCGCAACCTGACGAGCGACTACTATCCGCTGCTGGCGACGCGGCCAAAGAGAAGGACGGTGCGCAAGCTCACGAGCGGCGGCGGGCTTTTCGCCTGGGACGCGCTCGCATGGGTGGACGGAACGGGCTTCTACTACGGCGGCGAGAAGAAGGGGACGGTGACGGCGGGAGAGAAACGCTTTGCCGCCATCGGTGCCTACATCATCGTTCTGCCGGACAAGAAGTACTACAACACCGTTTCGGGCGCGTTCGGCAGCTTAGAGAGCACGTGGAGCGGGCGGAGCCTGACCTTTACGAACGGGAAGCTCTTTGAAGAGGCGGCGGAGGCGAACACGATCCGCTGCGCGAACGTCAGGTGGGCGGACTACTTCAAGCCCGGCGACGCGGTGACGATCTCAGGCTGCACGAAACACCCGGAGAACAACAAAACGCCCGTCATCCGCGAGATCGACGGGGACAAGATGTACTTCTACGAAAACGTCTTCAAGCTGGACGGCAGCGAGGGAACGACGGAATACACCGAGAGCGGAAACTTGACGGTTCGACGCACGGTGCCGGATCTAAACTATCTATGCGAGAACGAAAACCGGCTGTGGGGCTGCGACGGCCGGACGATCTACGCGAGCAAGCTCGGCGACCCGTTCAACTGGAACGTATACGAGGGGCTGGACACCGACAGCTACGCCGTGGACACGGGAAGCGCGGGGGACTTCACGGGCTGCGTGAGCTTCCTCGGCTATCCGGTGTTCTTCAAGGAGGATCACATCTACAAGGTGTACGGCAGCCTGCCGTCGAACTTTGAGGTGATGGGCAGCGCGACGCTCGGCGTGCAGAAGGGCAGCGGCGGGAGCCTCGCCATCGCGGGCGAGCGGCTGCTGTATCTCTCGTCCTCGGGCGTGATGATCTACTCCGGCGGCATTCCGCAGAGCCTGCACGACGCCTTCGGGCAGACGCGGCTCAAGAACGGGCGCGCGGGCAGCGACGGCCTCAAATACTACCTGAGCGCGCAGGACGAGAGCGGGACATGGAAGCTCTACGTCTACGACACGCGAAAGGGCATGTGGCACATCGAGGACGAGACGCACGCGACACACTTCTGCCGGCACGAGGGAAACACCTATTTCCTGACGGCCGGGGGCGAGATCGAGATGACGGGCAACATTCTGGACGCGCCGGAGGGGAGCGAAAACGAGGACGACTTCACCTGGTACGCCGAGACCGGCGACTTCACGGAGAAGGGGACGAGCCGCGCGACAAGCTACGACAGCGTGAAGAAGGGCATTGCCAAGATCGAAATCCGCATCGAGGTGGCGGCGGGAGCGGAAGCGAAGGTGCTGCTGCAATTCGATTCGGACGGGAAGTGGGTGCAGGCCGGGCAGACGCTGCGCGCGGAGAAGAAACGCAGCTACTACCTGCCCATCATTCCGCGGCGCGCGGATCACTACCGCATTCGCATCGAGGGCAAGGGCGAGTGCCGCGTCTATTCGATGACGCGCGAATACTACGCGGGCAGCGAGCTCAAATCGACAAGAGGCCCGCAGTAAAAAAGGAGGAAGGAGAAAGCAATGGCTTACACCTACGACGACTTTGAAAAGGCGAGAGCGGGCAGCGACGTATACTTTTCGCAGTACGACCTTGACCTTGCAAAACAGCACCCGGAATTCGGCATGAGCGTGCTGGATCTCAAAAAGCAGTACGCGACCGCGCAGACGCCGGAGCAGCGCGCGCTCATCAACGCGCAGGCAAACGAGCTGCGCAAGAACTACGGCTACTATTCCGGCGGATCGGACGGCAGCAGCTACATCAGCACCGGCAAGTACGCGCCGAAGATCGACGAGACGCTCGACAAGATCGGCTCGTTCAAGCCGTTTGAGTACGGCAGCGCGCCGAGCTACGAAAACCGCTTCCAGCAGAAGCAGCAGGAGCTTTTGGACGCGGCGCTCAATCGAGATCCGTTCTCGTGGAGCAAGGAGACGGATCCGCAGTACAGCAGCTACAAAAAGACGTACCTGCGCGAGGGCGAGCGGGCGACGGCGGACGCGCTGGCGAAAGCAAGCACCGCGAGCGGCGGGCGGCCGAGCTCGTTCGCCGTGAACGCGGCGACGCAGGCGGGCGACTACTACGCGACGAAGCTCTCTGACGTGATCCCGACGCTCTATCAGCAGGCATACGAGCGGTATCTCAAGGACTACCAGATGAAGCTGAGCGACCTGAACGCGGTGAACCAGCAGGAGCAGCTGGACTACGCGAAGTATCTCGACCGGCTGAACCAGTTCAACACCGACAGAACCTTCGACTACAACAACTATCTCGGCGAGTACGGCCGCTTGCAGGACTACCTCGGCGGTTTGCAGGGGCAGGATCAGACGACATACAACCGCTATCTCGACGTGCTCGACCGCGAGCGGGAGAAGCAGCAGGCTGCGCAGGAGCTGAGCCGCGCCCAGATCGACGCGATGCTGCAAGTAGGCGTTTCGCCGAGCGCGGGGCTCATCGGCAAGAGCGGCTACGAAAACGAGTACATTCAGGCGCTCGAGAACTACTACAAGCAGCAGTCGGCAGCGAAGGCGGGCGGCGGAAGAGGATCCGGCGGCGGGGGCGGCAAGCCAAAGAGCAAAATGAACCTGACGACCGCGCAGAAGATGGCAAAGGCCGGACAGTTCACGCAGGAGGTGCTCGACACGCTGCACGCGGGAGGATTCAACGACGCCTATCTCGCGTCGGTGTACGGCTATACCGGCGGCGGCAGCGGGCGCACGAAGTTCGGCTACGATTCGGACGAGGGCATTTTCACGTGGAACGGGTACCGCTTCAATTCGCCGGAGGCATTTGCGGAAGCGCTGGATCGCGCGGCGCTGACGGACGCGGAAAAGGCCGAGATTTCCAGAAAGCTGAGAGCCAACGGATTCAACATCACGTTCTGATGAGGTGACGACATGGCAATTAAAATCACGCAGATCAAGCCCGAGGGCGCGCAGAAAAGCGCGCCCTCGGCAAAAGACTATTTTGAAGAAAAGCCGAGAGGAGAGAATACCGAATACACCGGGCGCATCAAGATCACGAAGATTCCGAGCGCGGAGACACCGTATCAGAGAGCTTTGGACGAGGCAATTTTGAGAGCATCGGCGGCGGGGCAGACGCAGCTGCCCCCGGGCAGCAAAAAGCCGGGAGCACCGATGAGACAGTCGGAATATCAAAAAGCGCTGGACGAGGCGATGATGAAACGCGCGGCGGCGGATCGGAAGAACCGGGAGCGGGGGCGCAGGAGCTACAACCGCTCGCACGCGCAGGAAGTGCGCGAGATCACCGGCGACAGGACGAAAAAGAGCATTACCCCCATCATCAAGAGCGCGGCGGCGGGCTATGCGGCGGATATGGTCGGCGCGGCAGACACGCTGCTGCGCGCGCCGAGCGGACTGAACTACGCGGCGAGTCAGGAGCGCGGAGAGATCGAAGCCTCGAAAAAGAACATCGCCGCCTATACCGAAAAGCTCAAGGCGGCGAAGACGGAGGAGGAACGCCAGCAGTGGCAGACGCTGATCGACCGCAACAAGCGCCTCATCGAGATCAACAGCAAGGCTGCGGACGAGCGGGTGAAAAACTATCAGGACGCAACGAGGGGCGCGCAGGAGAAGCTGCAAGGCACCTATCAGAAGCTGCGCAAGACCGCGTCCGACAACATGGAAAAGGCAAACGAAGGGCTCACGCCGGTCGGCAAGTACCTCAACAACGTCGGCGTGGCGGGCGCGCAGATGGCCGCAGACGCGGCACTCGGCGGCGGCAGCGCGCTCGGCCCGATGTTCCTGCGCGTATTCGGCGGAAACTCGCAGGAGGCGGCGGAAGCGGCGGACAAGCCCGGCATGAGCGCGGCGGAACAGCTGGACGCACAGAACCGGGCACTGCTGTACGGCACGGCGAGCGGCGCGGTGAGCATCGCGACGGAGAAGATCAGCAACGTTGCAGCCCCGTTCAAGAAAGCGTTCGGCGGCGGCTTCCTCGACAAGGCCATCGACGGCGCGATCGCCAAGATGAACGGAAACGCGGCGGGGCGGCTCGCCCTGTCGTTCCTGTCCGAGGGCGGCGAGGAAGTTATTGAGGACATCGTGCAGCCAGCCTTGCAGACGATCTACAACGGGCAGAGCGCCGGACAGAATTACAGCGAGCTTGACGCGGCGGAGATTCTGAACGACTTCCTCGTCGGCGGCGCGCTCGGTCTGATCGGCAGCGGCGTGGAAGGCATTCACAATGCGGACGCGCGGCTTGCCGCCGAGCGGGCGGCAGGGGAAGCGGCAGCGCCGACAGCCGAGCAGCAGAATACCATGCCCGCACAGCCTGCGGCGGCGCAGGAGGGCGCGCAGGGCGTGGGCGAGGGTAATTTAGCACCCGTACCGCAGAGCGCCGCACAGGGCGCGCAGGAGGCGAGCACAAGCGTTGACACGAACCCGAAGAACCACACGCCGGAAGAACAGAAGCGCGTGGAGGATTATCGGGCGGCAACGGATTCCGGCATCGTTGCATTTGTTCAGAAGGTGAGAACGCTGAAAAACCCGCGGTATAGAAATTCGGTAAGATACCCGGTATCAGACGTTTCCGCGCGGGAAGCATCAGCAGTACTGGACGCAACCGGAGTGAACACAAGTGGTTTCACGAATATCCTGACCGGCGGAGCAGTTGACCATATCGAGAAAAGGCACGGCGCAAGCGGCAAGGCAGACAAGAGTATGCAGGATCTGAACGACCTCGGGCGAGTCGGCTACATTCTCGAAAACTTCGATGGTGCAGAATTGCTCCTGAATGAAGATGGAACGCCGTCCGTGAGCGACGTATGGAAAAACAGCGACGGGACGCCTGCGGCAAGAATGCTTTTTACAAAAAAAGTAGACGGTGTATATTACACCGCCGTAGCAACGCCGGACAGCAATGCGGGAGTCATTGCCATCGAAAGCGCATTTATGAGCAAAGAAAAAGGAAGCACCGGCACAGTCCTGAACATGGAGAATATCTCCCCGCAGGTTACGCCCGAAGCGCCACAGCGCGCTAATGCTTCCTTCGATAACACTGTACCACAGGAAAGCGGCGGCGTCAAGGCGCAGGAGGGCACAGAAAGCGCGCAGACGGCGCAAGCAGACAACACAACGACCGCAGGAGGAATGAACCATGGAGGACAAGAAGTACAGAACCATGCCGGAGGGGCTGAGTTTGCCGACACTGCCAAAAGAGGCACGCCGGAAGCAGCCGACGCAGCGAGTGCATTACCTGATGGAGCTGCCGAACGGGGAGAGCGTGAGCGTGGCGGAAGAGAATCTGGACGCATTCCTCGAGAAGTACGGAACGTCGGCGGAGAAGACGGAAACGCGCTGACGGTACAACAGCGGCTTGCGGCATCCGGTATCTCACAATTCATCAGCCCACGGGAGGCCAACGTGCCGAACGGCGCAAGCGGCGATAACACCGTCACCATCTTTGACGAGGTGGACTGGGACCAGGAGCTTATCGGCGCGGCGGACTGGGCAAAGTCAAAGGGCGTGAAGAAGGTAACGGCGCTGCTCGGTGTCATCAACATTGAAAAGAACGGAAGGACCGGAAAGGCTTTCGGTGTATTCAATGCAGACACGGGCGAAATTTTCGTCAATGCCGGATCAGTGCAGCGCAGTGTGAGCGAGACGATCGAGCATGAAACGGCGCATTACCTGGCCGAAGTGGCGAGGCGCGAGAACGTCAGGACGTTTATGCGCGACGTTCAGAGCCGGTACAGCAGTGAAGAGTGGGGCAAGGCGTACGATGCCTACTTTGACCGCTATGCAGCGCTGACGGGCGACTATGTGGGAATGAGCGAGAACGATATCGAGCTCTATGTGTGGGAAGAGATCATGGGCGATGCCTATGCCGAGATCGACCAGTATGATGAGAAGGCGAGCCGATTCAACCGCGAGGCTGAAAACGCGCTGTCGCAGAGCGCGCCGGAAGCGCCGGCGCACACCGTCAGCGAGCCGGAGAACGTGCGTCTGCGTGCGGTGGACGAGCCGAAGGGCAGAGGGCCGCCGGAGAGATTTTCCCTGAACGAGTTTGAAGACGGCAGGCGGTTTGTGGATGTGCAGGCAGACCAAGCTCAGTTTGATGGGTTGAACGACAAGCAAAAAACAAAGCTGGCAATTCAAATTATCAAAGAGAGATTTTCGGGTAAAGTTATCGGTATTGACAACCGTGTGTTTGTCAACGGCAGAAGCGCGGCGGAATACGGACACCCCACAAAAAACATTTCTCCCGATATTCGAGACGCTAAAATGAGAGCGTCTACAGAACTGGATAACCTGATTGACGCCGGCACGAATTTCAGAACAGAGCCGGACGGAAAAGATGGGCACATTCATCATAACACAGCCGGGGATTTCCGCTATTTCGATACAACATTCAAAGTTGGGAATGAGTATTATAAGGGCGTTGTCAATATTTTGCCGGTTTCAAAAGGACTCCTTTTGAAAGATATTACAAAAATAGAAAGCATCACACAGGACATCAGTAGCTCATACGGGCAAAGCCCGAAGTCTACATTCCTGCGTGATGCTTCTATGAGCAGTATATCCAGAAACGGCGGAAATGTCAAGTACAGCGCGTTCAACGAGGAAGTGGCGCGGCAGCTGGCGGGTGAGGAACAGGAAAAACAGCGGTACAGCGCAGAGAGCGACGAGTTCTACGAACGCCTCGACGAAGAGCTTGCCGATGAAAAAGAGATCGACAGGCAGGAACGAGCCTATGAAAAGGCAGAGCGCGATGGAATGCGCACAGACTTCCCGTCGATCTCCGCGGAATGGAAGACAAAGCTCGAACGCGCGCGGGCGGCGGCAACGAACAACATCAAGCCGTCCGGCTTCGACAGCTACGACGCTTACCTCGACGCGCTGGACAAGCAGCACGCGGCAGATCGCGCTGAGCGGCTGCGCGTCAAGAGCAGGGACGAGTTCAAAGGCACGAAGGCGCTCGACGAGCTGGGCGTGAAGATCGCAAACAGTGCGGGTATCTACCACAACGCAGAACAGCTCCTTGCCAACGACAAGGCGGCGAAGAGCATTCAGAAGGCAACCAAGCGCGCCGAGCAGCGCCTGGGCGCAACGCGGCAGGAAAAGCGCATCGCGCGCGACATCGCAAACGGCGAGCGATCGATGGCCGATATTCCTCGCAGCGTGAAGAAATCGCGCGTGCTTGAGCTCGTAGACTATTACACGGCGCAGAAGGCAACAAAGACGGGGCTTTTGCAGCAGCAGCGCATTGAGATCAACGACGCGCTGCGTGAGCAGGCGCGCGAGCTCATCGGCACGGAAGCCCCGGAGATCAATCGAAAGGGCTTGAGTAAGCTCTTCGACCCGAGTAAAGGCCTTGTGCTTTACCACCGCACGCCGCAGCGTATTATGCGCGCTCTCTTCGGCTGGAAGCAGGGGCAGAAGATCAACGAGGCCGTCTTTGAGCCGGTCTACGAGAACGAGCAGGAACGCAAGCGCTTCATCAACCGCTTGTTTGACGAGGTGCGAACCTTTGAAGGCGCGGACGGCAAGAAAAGCGCACTGAACAAGGACGAGAGCGCTTTCGCCCAAAAGCTGAAAGAGGGGCGTACCGTCGAAGAGCTGGTCGAAAAGTCCGGCGTGGCAGAGAGTATCAGAGCGGCGGCGGAAAACCTCAAGAACGGCGCAGAAATGAAAGACGCGGCGCGTGAGTTCAATCTTGACGAAGGATCCCGCAACCTGACGCGGCAATATGCCGACTGGCTGCAAACGCAGGAAGACTATGCGGCGGCGGAGAATATCGACCGAATGAAGATCGAGAACGCGATCGAGAAGTATACCGAGCTCTACGATAAGCTCTATGCTGCGATCAACGACTTCCTTGTGGCGCACGGCTATGAGCCGATCGGCTTCATCAAGGGATATGCCCCGCACTTCCAGCCGGAGGCGGAGAGCAGCAAGCTCGAAAGCGCGCTCAAGGCCATCGGCGTTGACCTCGGTTCCGGCGTGGGCAAGCTGCCGACAAGCATTGCAGGATTGACTAAATCCTTCAAGCCAAACAAGCGGTACAATCCGTTCTTCCAGCACCGCAGAGGCAATGAGACGGACTACGATATCGTCAAGGGCTTTGAGACATACGTGGACTACGCGAGCGATGTGCTGTATCACACGGACGACATCATGCGCGTGCGTCAGATGGCAAACTACCTGAGGTCGACATTCGCGCCGGAAGAGATGAAAGCAGATATCGACCAGATGGAGGCCATGCGCTACGCGCCGGCAGACGTGAAGGAAGAATACTTACGAGATAAAAAGAAGATCGCAGACGACACCTTCTTGAGCTATGAAGATCTGACTGCCATGATGGAGCAATACACGGACGAGAAGTATCGCACAATGGAGGACGTTACAGAATTCAGCGATCTCGTCACATGGCTGGACGACTATGCGAACAAGCTCGCGGGCAAGCAGCTCTTTGAAGACCGCCTGATGGAGCGCGAGGTCGGGCGCGAAGCGCTGAACGGCGCGAAGAAGCTCAACCGCATGTTCGCCCGCGCGAACGTTGCGGGCAACCTCTCATCGGCACTGAACCAGACGGCGCAGCTGCCAATGATCGCAACTGAGCTTGGGCAGAAAAACACATGGCGCGCCGTGGGTGATATCCTGCGATGGAAGACGACCGGCATGAGCGCATTCCGTGGGGAGAGCGACTTCCTGACGGAAAAGAGCGGCATCGACTATATCCAGAGCACCAAGGGAGAAAAGGCGCTGAAAGTGCTGTTCAGCCCACTGGAAAAGGTCGATACGCTCGTCAGCACGATCGCTGTGCGCGGAAAGTATCGCATGGAGCTGGACGCCGGAAAGAGCCCGAAAGAGGCGATGAAAGCGGCGGATCGTTGGGCGCGCGACATCATGGGTACACGCTCGAAGGGATCGGTGCCGCTGACGTTCCAATCGAAAAACCTCATCGCGCAGATGATGAACATGTTTCAGGTCGAGGCGGCAAACACCTTCGAGCACGTCACGCAGGACAGGCTCGGCCCGGGATTCAAGGAAATGGCCGCAAAGATCGGCAAGGACAAGGCCATCAAAAAGCTTGCGAGCGACGCCATCGCCTACATGCTGCTTGCATTCCTGCTCAACCGGCTGGACGAAGAGCTGTACGGCGGAACACCGGCGCCCTTTGATGTCCTCGGCATGGGGCTGAATGCCGTAGCCTCCGGAAACGGTCTGACATCGAGCGACCTGCTCAAGACGATCATGGACAATGTGACCGAGAGCTTCTTCGGCGAGCGGCTCTTCGACACAGACCCGGACGCTATGAACGACGAGTTTGACGGCTGGGCGGCGGCAGAGGACACCTTGTACAACATCAGCAACGATGTGCCGTATGTGCGCAACGTCTCCGGCCTGCTCGGCGTGGGAGACCAGACACTGCCGATGCCCGACATCGTCGGTGCACTGAGCAAAGGGAAAAAGGCGCTGAAAAATGCCGACAGTCCGGGCGAATTCTGGGCGGAGATCGCGCGGCAGCTCATGGGCCTTGCGGGAGACACGCTGCCGGGCGGCCGACAGGCCGAGAAAACCGCGCAGGGAATTGAAGCCGTTGCACGCGGCGGATCCTACAAGGGGAGCGGCGACAGCAAGCGGCTGCAATACCCGGTGGAGTCGCCGCTGGAAGATCCGTGGACGGCGCTGCGGGCAGCCATCTTCGGCAAGAACGCGCTGCCGGAATCTCGCACATACTGGGCGGCGGGCGGCAAGGCGCTGAGCGCGGCGCAGACGAGACTCTACGAAGATCTCGTGGACAGCGGCCTGAGCCGGAAGCGGGCATACGAGATCCTCAAGCGCTTCAACGACGCGACGGCGGATCTGGAAGCCGACCGGGACAAGAACGGGAACCCCATCGGCGGGAGCAAGAAGGAAAAGATCGTCAAGGAGATCAATAAGCTGCCGCTGAGCCGGAAGCAGAAAAACATGCTCTATCTCAGCAGGGGATACAGCGAGAAGGATCTGAACGGCTTGCCGTGGAACTGAAAATGACGAAGAGCGGGGCCGCGAGGCCTCGCTCTTTGTTGATTCAATTACTCCCAGTGATGGAACTCCCGGACAAATTGCTTCGCCCTCGCCTTATTCTCCGCGACATATTCTGCGAAAATGGGAGAACGGCTCTCGCTGGCATGTGACTCCATGACGGAAAAGGCAAACGAAGGGAAGTTGATAGGAACATAAACGTCTTTTTTCCGACCGATTGGTTTATTCTTACGCCCCAATTCGCACAAAGTGCGATAAGATTCAATGGCGCTCCAATTAAAACGAACAGCTTCGTCATAATCAATTTCGCCAGAGAAGGACAGGCCGGCAATGAAACCGGATACAAGCCCTTCCTGCCGGGCGGCGCGACTCTCCCCGCTTGGCGCATCGGATGCGCGAGTCAGCGCAAAATAAAGGGCTACAGCGATAACGCAAAACAGTTCAAAAACGCCGAAAAGGTCTCGCCGTGCCGCATCGACCGCGCGAACAACGAAGCCAAGACAGCCGACAGAGAGAACGGCAAGTAACAGATAATAAAAGATTTTTTTCACAACAAGCACCTCGCTTTAGAGACACAATATCGGAAAAGCGGCGGTTTGTCAAATTGAAAAAAGCAAGGCGGGAGCCACGCCATCTGCTTGCACAATGAAAGAATATAAGGAGCAAAAGGCTGCATATGCAGAATCCATACTGTCTTTTTGAATATTAACTATTTACAAGTTGCAAAAAAGGGTGTAGAATCCGACTATTCAAAGGAGGAAACTGCCATGGTACTTGTAGATCGCGACATCACAAGGATGGTGGAGAGCAATAGCCTAATCGAGAACTTTGATAAAAGTTGCCTTACAAATATCGGGTACGACTTGCGGGCAGAGTATTTCGCGGTCAACTGGAAAGAGGAACGCTCCGTTACATTAAGACCAGGAGAATCAGTATTTGTTGCTTCAAAAGAAGCAGTCAGACTGCCGGATAATCTGTTAGGGCGAGTTTATTTGAAGAACAGCAGAATAAGACAGGGATTGTCGCTAGAATCGCCTGTATATCAGCCTAGACATTTCACGAAGGTATTCTTCCGGCTGAGAAATGTATCAAGCGGAGAAATTAAGCTGTCCGAGAACCAAAAATACGCCATGATCGTCTTTGAACAGTTGAGCGGAGAGCCTGACGAGCCGTATCACGGGGCATTCCAAAGTGAGATCGACTTCAAAGGGCTTGCTGACTATACAGAAATCTATAAGGGGCAAGTAGAAGAGATTGAGAAAAAGACCGAGGACCTAAAAAACATGGAGCATAACATTTACGCAAACGTCCTCGTAATCTTAACTGTATTTGTCGCATTGTTCTCTTTCTTGACTACGAACATCGGCCTGTTCTCAAGAGAGAGCAGCAGCGCTGAATTCGCACTTTATAATTTTATCATGCTAGGCGGAATCAGCTTCTTAGTCGCCACACTTTGCAGCACAATCGGGACAAACAAATTTGCCAAATGGGCTATTTGGATAGCTACCATCGTTTTCTTCGCCGCTGCATTCTTTTTGCTATGGAAAACAAAAATCATTACATAATTCACAAAGGCAGGGCACTCGCCCTGCCTTTGCCTTATTGAGCGCGAGATAGTTGCAAAGCGCTTGATAAGAATTATGGTTAAATGAAGTCCGGGCCACCGGATACCAATTAACCATAAAAATGGCAGGCTAAAGGACGAGGCGGTAGTGGACGGTCAGGGTGTTGGCGGCTTTGTTCCATGTGATATTTTCGGCAACGCTGCGGACGGCGGCGTTCTTTTCGGCGACGGTGGCGTCGGACGATTGCAGCGTCTTTACCACGGCGCGGAGAGCGGAGCGCAGCAGCTTCGGATCGGCGGCAGCCTTATCCTCTTTCTGCATGGCGGCGATCTGCGCGTCGAGATCGGCGATGCGCTGCTGCACGGCGGCCTTGCTCGCCTTGTACTCTTCCACGGTATCGGCGCCGGTGAGATAGGCGTCGCGCAGGCGGTCGAGCATACGGGCAGCGGAATCGCGGGACGCTTCCAGCGCGGCCATGGCGGACACGCCATTGTCGCCGGAGCGAACCACCTCGAACTCGGGAGAGGAGCCGCGCGCGGCGTCCTCACGGAAACGGGAAAGCAGCGCGTCCTCCAAAACGTCGCGCCGGATCGACTGCCGAACAAGGCAGGAGCCGTGAATATAATTTTTACACACCAGATACTCGGGTGTATTCACGACGAGGGAGCCGCCGCAGGCGGCGCAATGGACGAGGCCGGAAACCCAATGCTTTTGCGTCCAGGACTGGCGGGAATACTTCGGGTAGAGCAGCTTCTGCTCGTCGATACGGCGCTGGACGGCAGAGAAGGTCTCTTCGTCGATCAGAGGGACGTGCTTGCCGTCGGAGAGGACAACGTTTTCGTTCGCATAGTCGCGGCGGGTGCGACCGGTCGGGTTCCAGCGGAGTTTGCCGATGTAGACGGGGTTGCGCAGGATATACTCAACGGTACGGTTCTCAAACTTGCCGCCGCGGTGCGTGCGCTGCCCGCAGCTGTTCAGCCAACGGGCAAGGGGGAAGAAACCTTCGCCCGCGAGATAGCGGCGGAAGATCTCCCTCACATAGTCGTCCTCGGGCGGCTTCGGCACGTACACATGATCCTTGAGACCGTAGCCATACGGCGGAGCGCACTGCACCTCGCCGCGACGGTGCTTCTCTTCCATACCACGCTTGACTTCCTGGGCGAGGTTGATGCTGTAGTATTCGTCCATCGCCTCGATGAGCGCCTCGGTGATGAGGCCCATGCCGCCCTCGGCCACCGGCTCGGAGATCGAGATGACATCAATGCCGAGCTGCTTGCGCAGGATCGACTTATACATGACCGCATCGTCGCGGTTGCGGGCGAAACGGGAGAACTTCCAGAGCAGGATCGCGTCGAAGGGCTTGGGCTTTGACTTCGCGACGCCGATCATGCGGCGGAATTCGTCGCGCTTTTTCACGCCGCGGCCGGAAATGCCCTCGTCCATGAAAACAAATTCATCCGGCACGATATAGCCATTGCGCGCGGCCCATTTGCGGATCTCGACGAGCTGCGAGGCGGGGGAGAGCTCCACCTGCTCATCGGTAGAGACGCGGATATAAGCCGCGGCGATGCGAAGATCAGGCAGCGGCGCGGGGACGGGAGAAGTAAAGCCTTTCGGCGGGGTCATAAAAGGTCACTCCTTTGCGGGGGGGATTTTTACCGGTGGCGGGGCGGGACAGAATGGTATATACTGTTCTGCGGCGCCGAATATAATCATCGGGAGCTTCTGAGAGGAAAGAGAGGCAAACCATGCCCGACCGACTCGATCAAGAGATCCTTGCAAAGTTCCGCGAGCTTACCCCTGAGAATCAGGAAGCGATTCTTGCTTACTTAGTAGAAGTTCTATTTGGGCCAGCAGCATCTTCTTCTGATCGTCGGTAAGCCGGCGAACCAATTCCATCAAGCGCGCTTCCAATGGGGAAAGACCGTCGACCTTCAGGTCGGCGGTTTTTTCTGTTTCATCATACCCGAGCAGATACGCCGGAGACGTGCGGAGCACAACAGCGAGTTTCGCGATCTTGTCTCTACGCATATTAGCAATGTCTCCGGTTTCCCATTTGCGAACGGTGCTTTTACCGACGCCGACAATATTGCCGACTTCCTCTAAAGTCAGGCCGAGCTCTTCTCGGCGCTGCTTGATTTTATCTTTCATTTCCATAGGGTATCACCTCACTTTTCGATGATGATAACATAAAGGTGTCATTTATGCAACATAAAAGTATCGTAAAAGACAAAAATAATTCTTGACATTCGAAAATGGTATGATAATATAGTGTCGTAAAGGACGCTTGAAAAGGAGGTGAACATCGTGAACTCGAAGGCATTGTACGACGCTATGAAGGCAAAGGGAATCCAGGTCGGGAAAATGTGCGAGCTTTTGAACATGAGCAGAAGCGCATTTTATAGAAAGACAAGAGGTAAATCCGAATTTACGCTGAGCGAGATCCAGAAAATTTGTGAGGTGCTGAACCTGTCTTCGCCGATCGGGATTTTTTTTGCGCAAGCGGTGTCCTAAAAGACGCTTATAGGCAAAAGAAAACCGCTGCGGAACCAGCGCAGCAGTTTTCTCCGGCGTTAGGTATCACATCGCAGAAAGTTCATCTGCAAGAACTCGGATGAATTCAGCGACATCCTTTGCGCTTTCGCCATCAGGATGAATAGCCGTGCAGGCAGGACTGGCAAGAACGACTTTCGCAACTTCGATAGCGTGCTCTAACGCCTGGTCTCTTGTGTACACCATTGTCTCACCTCCTTTCGCTAATAATGCGGCAGGGGCGAAGACGCGGCGGAGAGACGGCAAAATTATTATATCAAAAATTTGTCTTTTTTGCAACACATATTCGGCGAACCGAAAGGCTGCGGCAAGCGGACAAACCGGGGCGGCATAGATTCTGAAAGAAAGGAGCGTGCGGGCATGGGGAAGCGGAAACAGGAGCCGATCATCGTAAAGGCCTACGTCAAGACGGCGGACGGCGGCGAGGTGGACGTGGACACGCTCAGCGACGAGCAGCGCGAGAAGCTGGGCACATGGCTGCGCGTGACCTACCTGAACGAGCTGTGCCGCGGAAAGGCAAAATTCCACGTGAAACAATAAGAGGCAAGGGAAACGCCTTTGCAGAAAGAGAGGGACAAAATGCAAAAGAGAGACCGACGCACGAGAGAAGAGCGGGCGCTGCGGCGCGCGCAGACGCTGCTGCGGCTGGCGGTACTGCTGTGGATCGCGGTGCTGCTGCTGTGCCTGCTGTCGCCGGACTGCCTGGCAGCTGAGGCGGAGGCGATGGCAGCGGCGGCGGAAGAGCCGGACGTGACGTGGCTGGCCGTGATCGGCGCGGCATGGCTCACCTATCGGGGCATGACGCTGCTGCTGAAGCTGGACGAGCCGAGAAAGAAAAGGAGGATCAAATGAGCAACTTATCACCAAACGGGCAGTTATTAGGGAATCTGGAACACACGGCGGCGGAGCTGCTGGAAAGCACGGTGCAGGAGCGTGGGCGCGGATTCGCCAGCGACAATGAGAGCTGGGCCGAGATCAAGGGGCACCTTGAGCGCGCGAAGAAGATGGCAGGCGACGTCGAAAAAGTCCACAAAGAAATGTGGGACGCCATCAAGGACCAGAACGACGACGCATACAGAGCGCTTGCAAACGAGCTGACGCGCGCCGGCGCTGCGACGGCGGCGGAATGGGTCATTGTATCCGTCCTGTCGAAGATCGCCGTTGAGATGACGCAGGAGTAGACGATGAAGGAGGACAAGTTCTGCAACAAGAATCACCGGCCGACGCTCTGCTGGTCATGCCGGCGGGCGTGCGGCGGGTGCTCATGGACGGCGAGAGACCCCAAGACACACGAGATCCGCTTTGAGCCTGTGGAAGGGTGGGAGGCGGAAAAGACAGTGGTGCGAGGGACGAGCAGCCGAAGACAGGGACACAAGCTCGAAGGCTACTCGACCTACTACTACGCCATGGAAAGCTACCGCGTGCTGCGCTGCCCGCTCTACGAGCCAGACACGCGGACGAGGGCCAAAAGCGCCATGCCGGACTGGGCGGTGCGCGCGAGGGTAAGGGTATGAAGGAAAATAAAAAGGGCGGCTGACCGATGGCACCGGTCAACCGCCACGAAGAAAAACACACATGAAAGGAGATTTTCTTCCCCGCCATTATAGCATGCGGCGGGGAAGAAGTGCAAGGGGAATGCTGGAACGAAATTATCAGAAAAGCGCGCTCGACGAGCTGAGTGTCGTGCTTTTTGCGGGCGGAGGGGGCAGCGACACGGGAATCTCGTGTATGACCGGCAAGCCCGTTGACATCGCTATCAACCATGACGCCGATGCGATCCGGATGCATAAGACGAACCACCCTTGGACGCGGCATTTGCAGGAGGACGTTTTCGCAGTAGATCCGAAAGAGGTCTGCGCCGACCAGAAGGTCGGCATTCTGTGGGCCTCACCGGACTGCACACACTTCTCCAGGGCGCGCGGCGGCGTGCCGGTCAAGAAAGAGATTCGCGGGCTCTCGTGGGTTGTGGTCAAATGGGCGCTCGCCGTGCGGCCGCGCGTGATGTTCATGGAGAATGTCGAAGAAATCCAGACATGGGGGCCGTGCATCGAAACGCCGAAGGGGTTGCAGCCGGACCCTGCACGGGCGGGGGAGACTTTCAAGGGCTTCCTTGCCATGCTGACAAGCGGCATTGCACCGGATCATCCGGCGCTCAAGGAATGCTGCGAGTTTCTGCACGTCTCAGAAGGCAGCACGGAGGCGAAGCGGCTGATCGCTGGTCTCGGCTACGACTTCGGCAGCAAAATTCTATGCGCTGCAGATTATGGCGTGCCGACCATCCGCAAGCGCTGGTTCGCCGTGTTCCGCTGCGACGGGCAGCCGGTGAAATTTCCCGAGCCTACTCACGCCAAAGACGGGAAGGACGGCCTGCCGCGCTGGCGAAGCGCCGCAGAGGTCATTGACTGGGCACTTCCGTGCCCGAGCATTTTCGCCAGCAAAGCAGAGATCGCAGAGAGGTACGGGCTAAAAGCTGTTCGTCCGTTGGCGGACAACACGATGCGCCGCGTCATCCGCGGCGTGGACAAGTTTACCATTAAAAGCGGGAAGCCATTCCTTGTGGAGTGCAATCACGGCGGTGACGGGCACACGCGAAGTATCGAAACGCCTGTCAACACCATAACGGGCCGCTATACCGGCGGCGTGTGCAAATCCGTGCTGTCGCCGCTGACCATGAGCAATGTTTCCGGCGCGGCGGGCACGGACTGCCGTGCACCATTGAACACAGCGCGCACGAGCGGCGGGGGCGGCCAGATGCTTATTGCATCCAGTCTGATTCAGTATCACACCGAGAGAACGGAGAGCGCACGGGTGCAAGGGCTCGGCGCTCCGCTGCAAACGGTGGACGGATCCAACCGCTACGGCCTCGCGTCCGCAAACCTCATTGAATATTACAGCAACGGCCGGCCGCTCGACATCAGAGAGCCAATACATACGCAGACAGCAAAAGACCGCGACGCGCTGATGATAACGCACATCTGCAAATTCAAGGGCGACAACATCGGACAAGCCCCGGCGGAACCTTTGCAAACCGTTACTGCCTCGGCGGGAGAATTCGCCGCCGTCAAAGTAACGATTGAGCGCTGCAAGAACGGCGCGGGGCTGGGCTTCTGGCCGAAGGTGAGGGTGCTGCTGAATACATATTGCGGCTACGATCTCGGCGATGACGAGATTATCCTGCTCTGGATCAGCGGCGCGGCGTACTTTATCAGCGATATCGGGTTGAGGATGCTGACGCCGCGCGAGCTGTATAACGCGATGGGGTTTCCGCCGGACTATGTTATTGACCGCGATTATACGGGCAAAGAGTACAAGCGCAGCGCCCAGGTCGCACGATGCGGGAATGCGGTATGCCCGCCCGTCGCGGGCGCCTTGGTTGCCGTTAACCTGAAAGACTGCGCACTGCCGCATTATATCGGCACACTGAGCGAGCTGTGGGAAAGGGTGAGCGCATGAAGCGAAGCGACTATCTGAAGCTCTGCGTGAGCGCGGCGATGCTTACCTATCGCAAGCCGAAGGTGCTGTATGCCGGGATTGAATATTACCCGGAGGGGTACGAAATGCGCTTCGACAAAAGCGGCAAGGCGATCCATACGGCAATTTTGCGCGACTGCGCGAAGAAAAACTGCCTTTTCTACTGCCCGCTGAAGAAGGTGCAGGAGGTAGAGGCATGAGCAAAGCGGTTTTAATCAGTATCCGCCCGCGATGGTGCGAGAAGATCGTCAACGGCGATAAGACGATCGAGGTGCGCAAGACGCGCCCGAAGATGAACACGCCGTTTAAGTGCTATATCTACTGCACGCTGCCAAAATATCCGCACGAGGACTTCATTGCGACGAACTATCCAAGGCCACAGTTTTACGGCGGCGGCAAGGTCGTCGGGGAGTTTACCTGCGACCGAATCGACTGGATCACGCACATCGGGTACACGGGCATTCCGAATTTAGTGGAGACTCGCATTTGCGACGCCGCCACCATGCGCACATCGCCCGTCGGCGGGCTGCTCAATGCAGCCTGCTTGACGCCTGAAATGCTGAATGATTACCTCGCGTGGGACGACGGTTACGGCTGGCATATCTCTGATCTGCGCATCTACGACGTGCCGCGCGAGCTGAGTGAGTTTTGGCGAAGCTGCCCGGAATATTCAGAGCTTAGCACAAACTGCTTGCTATGCGAAAATGTTTGCGGAGATAGCGACGAAACGGACTGCAACACGGATGGGCGGATATATCTTCGCCGCGCGCCGCAGAGCTGGTGCTATGTAGAGGAGGTGCGCGCATGAACATTGCTGAAAATATCGATTGTATGAAGGCAATGAAGAAGCTGCCGGACAAGGCTTTTGACCTCGCTGTGGTCGATCCGCCGTATTTCAGCGGGCCGGAGCGGCGCGGATATTATGGCTGCAAGATCAGCAAAATTGGTGTACACAGAGACTACCCCATATCACCAAAGTGGGATATTCCGACACGTGAATATTTCGATGAGCTGGAACGGGTCGCAAAGCGCTATGTCGTTTGGGGCTGTAACTACTTCGACTATCACTTTGCGCCGGGGCGCATTGTTTGGGACAAGTGCAACGAGGGCAGCCCTTTTAGCGATTGCGAGATCGCAGCCACAAACTGCCATGACAGCGTGCGGCTTTTCCGCTACATGTGGAATGGCATGATGCAGGGCAAAAGCATCGCAGAGGGGTTTATCCAGCGAGGGAATAAGGCGCTGAACGAGCAGCGCATTCATCCGACGCAGAAGCCTGTGGCGCTTTACGTGTGGTTGCTTCAGAAGTACGCGAAGCCCGGGGACAAGATACTCGATACACACCTCGGCAGCGGCAGCAGCCGTATCGCTGCATTGGAGCTTGGGCTCGATTTTGTAGGGTACGAAATTGACGAGTACTACTACGAAGCGCAGGAAAGGCGCTTTGAGGAATATGCCTCGCAGGGGAGCCTTTTTGCAGGAGGTGCGCGATGAATAGCATTCAGGCGAGCCAGATCATGGGCGGGAACGGGGCAAAGGCGAACGTCGGCGGCGTGGTCATCCACGAGAGCTTCAAATTTTAAGGAGGGTATAGACATGATCAGCTACAAGAATGAGAACGGAAACGTGAAGGAACTGGCGGCCCAAGGGTCGATGAAAGACCTGCTCGCCGAATCGGCCTACCTGCTCACGGCGGTCTACAGTATGCTTGCGCGCAGAGACAAAGCGGTGGCGGAGATCTTCAAGGTGAGCATGATGATGGCCGTGGGAGACCCGGAATCGCCGGTATGGCAGGACCTGAAGCCGAACTGCCTCAGCATCGTGGAGAGGAGAAAGAAGGAGGAGACGTGATGGTTTCGGGCGAGGCGCTGAAAAAGTTGCAAGAGCAGATCGCGGCGTGGCCGATGACGCAGCGGTTCGTGGTGCAGCAGCTCATTGAGGATTATTCGAATATCAGAAAGGATTTGCTCGCATACAAGAACACGGGGCTGACGCCGGAGCAGTGCGAAAACGCGAAGGTCATCATCGAAGCTGCCTTTAGCGATGACACGTCAAAGGCAGAGCGGATTCGGGAACTGTTGAAAGCTGACAAGGACGGTCGGTTGGTGGTGCTGCCTGTGCAAGGTGGGCGACACGCTATGGGTGACTGGACGCGACAATGTGCCGCGAGAAATGGAACTTGAAGCCCCGGACATCAGAGCTGTTTGCACAGATGAGGATAATCTGTGTATGTCAACGTGCAATCGCAAGCCGGACGGGTTCTGCGCGTATCGTCTGCGTAATGATGGCACGGACATCGGTAAAACCATATTCCTGACCCACGAGGAAGCGGAGAAAGCATTGGAGGTGATGAAGGATGAATGAATACATTGAGAGGGCTGCTGCTGTAAAGGTAGTTTTGCGGGAACGAAAACCAACAAATAGTGTGCCGCAAAATCGCATGTTATCTATTATCCAGCGAGATCTATTGACAATGCGCGCCGCTGACGTCGCGCCGGTGGTGCGTGGGCGGTGGGTCTCTGTTGCAGGAAAACGCGACCGCATTTGCTCACGGTGTCTGCGCAACGAGCCTTACAAAAATGCTGATGATGATGCAGAGGTGTTTGAATTTTGCCCGCATTGTGGCGCAAAGATGGACGGAGGTGGCGGCGATGAGGCTGATTGATGCGGACACGATCTGTGAAGGCATGGTTGAAGGATGGCAAACGGTGCTTATCAAGGCTCAAGTTGATAACGCTCCCACCGTCGATGCCGTGGTCGTGGTGCGGTGCAAGGACTGCAAGCACCTTGTCGCGGCCAACGTCAACGGGAAAGGAATTCCCACCTGTCGAGTGAGCGGCATGGAGATCGCACCAGACGAATTTTGCAGCCGCGGAGAGAAAGGACGGAGGTGAATGCGGTGGTACGGACATTCTGCGACCGGTGCGGGCGGGTGATCGCGGGCGCGAGCAAGCTCGGCGGCGCGACGGTGCGCGCGGCGGACGAGCACGGAAACGAGATCATCAAGCTCGACTTCTGCGCATTCTGCGCGGACTGGGCGGTGAACAAGCTGCTGCGAAAGGCGCTGACCGAGCGGCACGAAGACGAGCAGGCGGGCGAGCGCGCGATGGACAAGCTGGAATTCGACCTGACGGCCGGGAAGCTGCGCGAGAAGGAAGCGCCGGAGAGCGAGCGCATCGGCTGGACGGCGAAGAAAGCGCGGGGCACAGCGGTGGAGGAAAAGAAACCAGTGCCGAACATCAAAGGCCGCGGCGCGGCGGAGAAGAAGGTCATCTTCGACGAGCTGCTGCGCTACAAGGAGCGGACGGGCGCGGGCTGGGCCGTGCGCATCGGCAAGGCGACGGGCGGAAAGGTCAACAGCGAGGTCGTGCGCGCGATCGTCACGGACGGCTTGGTGGCGGACATGGCGGTCTGGCGCGGGATCGCAAAGGCGATCGAAACGCTCAGGAAAGAAGAGCGTGAAGCGACATGAAGGTCACGGTCATCTTGGAGGCCAACGTGCCGGAAAGCGCGGTGCAGGGGCTCAAGGAGCGCGCGGCGATGGATCTTGAGCGCTACGGCGACGTGCGCGTCGTGAAGATCCTCGTCGAAAGGCCGCGCGAGCACGAGCAGTTACATCTTTAATCACGCCTGCGGGCGAAAAAGAAGGAGATCATCATGCAGAAGATCAACATTAAGAAGTACACGAAGGAGCAGATGCTCAAGATGCTCGAAGAGGCGCAGGACAAGCAGGAAGCGGCGGAGGCCGAGGCGGCGGCACATTTTAAGGACGGCGTAAAACTGGCCGAGGAAAATGAAAAGCTGCGCGGAGAGATCGGCGCGCTGACGGAAAAGCTCGAGGCGAACGAGAAAGCGCTGGACGAGATGACGGCGCTGTACAAGAGTGCGAACCATTCGGCGGCGATCCTGCGCTCGCGCATCGATGAAGAGAAGGCGCTGCGCGACCAGGCGCTCGAGGCGCACGGCGAGGACATGAAGGCGCTCGAGAAGGCAAAGAACGAAAGCCGCGAGCTGGCGCACCTGCTGGGCAAGCGTGAGCTGGAGCTGGCCGAGGCCAAGCAGCGCCACGACGACGCGCTGACTGAAGCGGTGCATCTGCGCGGCGAGCTCAAGGCGGCGGAGGAACGCGCAAAGCGCAAGGAAGAGCTGCTGTGCGCGGCGCTGCACACGATCAAGACCGAGAAAAGCATCAAGGAGGACTACCACAAGAGCCTCAAGTGGTGCATGGCGCATCCGTGGCGCAACCTGTGGCGCTGCGTGAAAGAGCATTTCCGGTTCTGACATCATGAGCGGGGAGGGAGAAGGGCACATGTTCCGATACAAGAAGAGCGTGCCGGTGAGCTATGAGCGGCAGGGATACATCTATTTCTCGTCGCTCCTCTACCGCGAGATGCCGGAGCGGGCGCAGCAGAAGATCCTGAACCTGTGCATGGAGTGCGGCGGCGGAGACTATTACCGGGCGCTCTTCGAATTCGTGACGACGGACGCGAACGCGACGTACATCTGCATGAAGCATTCTCTCTCCCGCTCGACGCTTGAGCGGATCGTGCGCAGGTACTACGAACGATTCCCGCCACGACTATAACAGGGCTTCGGCCCTGTGTGCGCTGCCGCAAAAGGGCGCGGCGGCGCACAGAAGGCCGAACAGATACTTTATAGATAACGCGCGCGTGCGCGTTATCGGGGTTCCTTGAGCGTTGGGTTTAGAACCATCTATCACGATCGGGAGAAAAGAGACGGGAGGGCGAAGACATGGCGGAGGGCTACTGGGTGATCCGAACGTACACGGCGGGCGCCGTGGGCGAAAAAATAAAATACTGGGTACCGGGGGAGAGACCGACACGCTCGCAGAGAAAGATCAAAAGCGACATCAAGCAGCAGCAGCGGAACGAGGCGAACGCGGAGAAGAAGCTGGCGCGCACGCTGAACGAGAATTTCAGCCACGCCGACCACCTGCTGCGCCTGAGCTATGCCGAGGAAGCCTTTGCTGCCCTGGGCGGAGAGGAAGAAGAACCGGAAACGCTGTGGAAGAATGCGAACAGGCAGCTCAAGCTATGGCTGAGAAGAACGAGGCGCGCCTGCAAAGCGGCAGGGGTGCCGTTTCGCTATGTGCCGGTGACGGCGGATTTAGACGGCAAGACGGGCGAATACGTGCGCGTGCATCATCACGTGGTCGTGAATGCGGAGGCGGCGGAGATCGCGCGCGAAAAGTGGACGGCGGGCGGGACACACTGCGAACACCTGTACAACGAGGTCGACTATCTGGCGCTGGCGCACTATCTGCTTGCGCAGGTGCGCTATGTGCCGGACGAAAAGAAATACTGCCCAAGCCGGAATCTCAAGCAGCCGCAGCCGAAGGACGTGATCGCGCGCTCCGGCGCGGAACTGAGCGTGCCGCGCGGCGGGCAGCTGCTGCATCGCGCAGGCTGGACGCCGGGCATGCCGCAGTACATACGCTATATCCTGCCCGAGGTGGGCAAGATCCGGAGAGAACGGGAGAACGAGAAGAAAACAGAATAGCGAGAGAGCAAACGCAACACGACGACGCGCGCGGGGGAGCCCGGGCGCGCTGTGCGCGTGCGCGATCGGAATGCATTTGCTGTGCTTCGCGCGCGTGCGCGCGAGGAAACGCCGATAGCCTTAGAGCCGCAAGGGATTGCGGCTCTTTTTTTATGCCCGAAAGTTGACGGTTCGTGACGTGTTGCATTTGCTACACTTTTTCCTAACAGGAGAGAAAAGAGGTGAGGCGCGAATGGCGCGGCAGAAGAAATACGGCACAGCGAAGGCACTCGAAAGAGCGTGCGAGCGCTATTTCGCGTCGATCACGCGGCGGGTGAAGGTGACGGAGCTGGTCGACTCCGGCGAGCGGGACGACAAGGGACACGTCATCATGCTGCCGGTGCCTGTGGAAAACAGCCTCGGCGAAGAGCTATACACGATCGAATACCTGCTGCCGCCGAGCATGCACGAGCTGTACGCCGCGCTCGGCATCGACAAATCGACGTGGAGCCGGTACATGGCCGAGGGCGAGGACTATGCGCGCGTGGGCGCGTGGGTCTACGAGCGCATGAAGGCATGGAACGAGCACGAGATGCTGACGCGCGAGGGGAAGAACCTCAAGGGCATTCTCTTCAACCTGACGAACAACTACGGATACAGCGAGAAGAAGGAAGTGGAGCTCGGCGAGCGGGCGACGAAGACGGTGACGGCGGCGAGCATTCCGCTCGAGGACCGGCAGGAGATGCTGCGCGAGCTGATGCAGGAGTTTGAGCGCGATGAGCGGGAAGACGGAAGCGAGCCTTGAGCGAGAGCTTGAGGTGGCGCTGTGGTGGCGGGACTTCCGCGCGACGAACAACCGCGCATTTCTGCCGCTGCTGTTCGACCGGCACCGCTATCTCGTGCTCAAGGGCGGCGGCGGCTCGGGCAAGTCGATCTTCACCGGGCGCAAGATCTTAGAGCGCGTGACGAGCGAGCCGGGGCACCGCTGGCTCGTATGCCGAAAGGTCGCGAAGACGCTGCGCGAGAGCTGCTTCGAGCAGCTGTGCGGCCAGATCTCGGACTACTACCCGGAGAGCGGGGCGAGAGTCAACAAGAGCGACATGAGCATCACGTTTTCAAACGGCAGCAAGATCCTCTTCGCCGGACTCGACGACCCGGAAAAGCTCAAGTCGATCTACGACATCACGGGGATATGGATCGAGGAAGCGAGCGAACTGGAAAAGAAGGACTTCGACCAGCTGGACATTCGACTGAGAACGAACTTCCCCTACTACCTGCAAATGATCCTGACCTTTAACCCGATCAGTATCACGCACTGGCTCAAGAAGCGATTCTTCGACTACCACGATCCGCGCGCGACGGTGCACGAGAGCACGTATCTCGACAACCGCTTTCTGTCGGCGGAGGCCATTCGGACGCTCGAAGCCTTCCGCGAGACGGACGAGTACTACTACCAGGTCTACTGCCTCGGCCAGTGGGGCGTGACGGGCAAGACGGTATTCGATGCGAAGAAGGTGAGCGAGCGGCTGCTCGCGGTGGAGCGGGGGAAGAAGCCAAAGCGCGGCTGCTTCGAGAACGTCGTCAAGGAAGACGGCGTGCATCTCGAGCGCTGGGCGTGGGTGGACGATCCGGACGGCGCGGTGACGATCTACGAAGAGCCGGTGCCGGGGCGCCCCTACGTCATCGGCGGCGATACGGCGGGCGACGGCAGCGACTTCTTCGTGGGGCAGGTGCTGGACAACATCACGGGCAAGCAGGTCTGCACGCTGCGCCACCGATACGACGAAGACACCTACGCGCGGCAGATGTACTGCCTCGGCAAGTACTACAACGACGCGCTGCTGGCCATCGAGACGAACTTCTCAACGTACCCGGTGAAGCTGCTCGACCTGATGGACTACCGCAACCTCTATGTGCGCGAGGTGGAGGACGACTTCACAGGGAAGACGAAGCACGCCTTCGGCTTCCGCACAGACCGGCTGACGCGGCCGGTGATCCTCTCTGAGCTTATCCGTATCCTGCGCGAGAGCATGAGCACGGTGAACGACCGCGACACGCTGCTTGAAATGCTGACGTTCGTGCGGCGGGAGAAGGATCTGCAAGGAGAGGCCGAGAGCGGCGCGCACGACGACTGCGTGATGGCGCTGGCGATCGCGCACTATGCGCGGCCGCAGCAGACGATGGAAATTAAGACCGCTGGCAGCGCGAAGAAAACGCGCTGGACACAGGACATGTGGGAGGACTACAACGGCGCGACCGAGAGCGAGCGGGCGGAAATGCTGAAGCTCTGGGGCGAGCCGCGATAAAAGGAGGAGAACATGGCAAAGGAAACGACGGGCCACACCGTCAGCGAGAAGCTGAGAGAGTGGCAGGAGAGGCTTTCGCAGAGCGACGGCAGGTGGTCGGCGGAGGTCGAGAAGATGAACGAGCGCGAGGGCATCTACAACGGCGCGCGCACGATGACGCCGCTCGTCCCCGGCGACACGCACAGAGACGGCACGAAGAAGAAAACGAGCCACGTGCGCAACATCACGTTCGAGAA